TCAGGCAATGTTCTTAACAGAGCTGGATATTGTGACGTTCTCGATGTAGTTCTTGACGGACCATACTATATTGACCCCGATTGGTTTAACGCTGATCCTGATAATAGATTAGAAACAAGATGGGATGGGACAGTTGTTCCTACAACATCCGCTGCTCAAAACTGGTGGAGAATTACATCTCAACGTAGTAGCCAGTTTGCATCTTTCGGAAGTATATTAGTAAGTACTAATTATAGTAGAGACAACGTACATGGTAGCCCAGATCAAACAGCTTACGATGCTGATCATGGTACCCAATGCGCTAGTTTAATATATGGCCGCACACACGGGTGGGCATATAACGCAAACAAGTGGCACTTGAATTTGTATGGTTCGGTATATAATGTAGGAAGCTTTGAAATAGGATTTGATGTACAAAAGATATTTCATCAGAATAAACCAGTAAATCCAATATTTGGAACAAAAGATCCTACAATTAGTAGTAATAGTTGGGGATTTAGGGCATCAGATAAAAGCGGATCTTATTATTATCATAGAGAGTCTTCAGCCTCATATGGAGGAACCGGCGCAGAGCCACAATTCATTAGTGTTCTTGGAAGTCAGGGAGACGGCGGTCGTTGGAAAAGCGAATTCTACGATAATAGCATGACAACAGCTGGAGACGAACTTACTGCAGCCGGAGTTATTTTTATTGCAGCCGCAGGAAATAGTAATCAGGTTCAACACAATCCTGATCATGTCGATTACGATAATAGGATATCTGCTAACAATACAAACACCATGTATCAAGACACATTTACGTCATTTGGATATAGTGTAACAGGTACAACTAACCGCCGTGGATTTCCTCAACATATCGGAAAAACTGAAGGACAAACCTCATACGGCAATAGCACTGTTAAATTTCCTGCAATTAATATTGGTTGCTTAGATGATTTTTTAGTTAATAGCTATGAGCAAGATCGAAAGGTTAACTATAGCGATATGGGAAGTGCCATAGATTTGTTTGCTCCAGGTGATGGTACATTAGCAGCTTGTCCAGATGCTTCTTACGGAACTGACACTTCAAGAAGCGATGGGGTATATGCTGATTTAACGGCTATAGCTGAATGTCGAGATGTAAGATTTAGTGGTACAAGCGCGGCATGCCCTGTTGCTGCAGGATTTCTTGCAACAGTAATGCAATATAACAGGGCATGGACATATGAGAATCTTCGTAACTGGATTCAGAGTAATGTGGATGAGCAGTCAACGTCTGACATGTATGAAGGTATAGATGATACAAATCCTACTGGAGGTTGGACCGATTATAACAAACTACAGGGTGCTGATCGGAGAATACTATATCAGGCAACAATTCCTGTAAGTACTCCTTATCCTGCAGATTTTAAAATCGATGGAAGTATTGGCTTATCTGGAGCTGTTAGGCTCAGTAAAGTAGTATAAATAGATTAAACGTTTAGAGGTATAGAATGACTCGTCAAAACCTAGCAACCGGCACATATGCTAATGATGGAAGTGGTGATACGCTTCGTCAGGCTGGTCAGAAAATTAATGAAAACTTTATAGAACTTTACCAAAAACTTGGTGGAGATAGTAATGTATTGACTGGCGAAATTTCTGTTACAGGGAACGGTCTAGCATTTGAAGGAGTGACAGCTGACGGTTATGAAACTCGTCTTAAAGCAATAGATCCTACACTAGATCATACTATTAATTTACCAAATGCTTCTGGCAATATCGTATTAGATACCAGTACCCAAACATTAACAAATAAAACATTAACTTCTCCTATATTAAGTTTAGTTAAAATACAAGATCTTGATGCTTCTCATACATATGATATTATTGCGGGTTCATTGTCTGCGAATCAAAATCTTAATTTACCTAGCTTGACCGATAGTGATACTTTTGTTTTTGCAGATGCGAGTCAGACATTAACAAATAAAACATTAACTTCTCCAGCTTTAAATACTCCAGCTATAATAGCGTCCCTTAATGATGTTAACGGTGCTGAGATATTTGGCGTATCTCCAGAAGCAAATGCAGTTAATCATATCAATGTACATAATGCAGCAGCGGGGGCGCATCCTAAACTAGCGGCCCACGGAGATGACACTAATATTAATATTGTTATTGAAGGTAAGGGTACGGGTTCTGTTAATCTGAAAAAGGCTTCATATACTTCTTCAGAAATAACATCTGCAGGAAATGCTTCTACATCACACACGTTTATTATATGTAACTCTGGTACTGCTCTTGCTGTAGGTATGGCAAACGGAACTATAGTTGGAGAGAATAAAATATTTACGAACAAAGGCGCAGGTACTGCCACAATTACTCCTACTACTTTTGGTCCTGGAACAAGCATTTCTCTTGCACAACATCAAGGGTGCCAAATGATATGGGATGGACTCAACTGGCAGTTGATTGGTAATTACGGCGGAACAGTGAGCTAAGGAATCTAAAATGGTTGCAATTATTACAGATAAATTTAAACGGCAGGTTCTAGCCGACATCTATACAAACGTTACAGATTCTGCTGCTACGTATTATGTAGGTATTGGCAGATCAAATGATTGGAATGCAACTGACGCAGCTCCTACGCCGTTAAACACAGCAAAAGAAGAAAGAGATTTTCGTCTTAATCTTCAATCTATGAAAAAGGGCGAAGACGTCTCATATGTCGTTCCTCGCTATAACTGGTCTTCTGGTACAATTTATAGTGGATACGATGATCATATTCAAGGTTATCCATCAAACGCCTATTATGTTATGACCGACGAGCTTGCTGTTTATATTTGCCTGCAACAAGGTAGGGACCTTCAAGGTAATGCGGTTACGTCAACTACTAAACCTACCGGAACGCTTTTAGATCCTTTTACTACATCGGATGGTTATGTATGGAAATATTTGTATGGTCAAACAGCGTTGAGATCTACTAAGTATACTTCGGCCAATTACATTCCAATTCAATTTATTGATTCTGCAGATGCAACTTATCCAGCTCTTGAGCAGGAACAATACGCTATTCAAAATGCTGCAATACCTGGAGAAGTCATCGGAGTTAAATTAAACAACGGTGGGACAGGTTATACATCTGCTCCAACTATTACATTTACTGGAAACGGTACGAAGACGCCATTAGCTACTGCAACTGTTTATAACGGTTCGGTTGTTAAAGTAGAAATGGATGATTCTGGGTCAGGTAAAGCTTTTGGTAAAAATTACGATTATGCCTCAGTAATATTCTCTGGAGGTGGAGGAAGCGGTGCACATGCTAGAGCAGTGATTTCTACTCCAAAAGGAATCGGAGGAGATCCAAGAGACGATCTTAGATCATCGGCCTTAATGTTCAATACTAAGCTTATTGGTGATGAAACAAATGCATTGATTACTAGTAATGATTATAGACAAATCGGTCTCATAAAAGATCCTAAAGTTGGTCCACTATTAACTGACTCTGATTTTGAGGGTACTGCTGGTAATGTCTTGAACAAACTTAAGTTTGGTTCTATAGCTCAGGTATTTAGCGAGGATAAAATTATATTAGGATCTAGCTCAGCAGCTAAAGCATATATTGATAATGCGGATTCTAATTATGTATGGTACCACCAGACTGACTCAACTGGGTTTACTTCATTTATTGAAGGCGAAACTATTACTGAAACCGATGGTAACGGCGAGGGCATCTTAGATTCTGCCTCTGTCGACGGTGACACACTCGCATATATACAAGGAACAGTCAGTCCTTTGTCAGGCGAATTGTTATACATCGACAATAGAGCTGCGATCGAACGAGATCCTGCACAAACCGAAGATATTAAAGTTATCATCCAACTGTAGAGTATTTAATAAATGGCGACAAATTTCACAGAAAAAGTCTTTAGCGATACGTATAAGGACGACTATAAAGATAGTAACAACTACCACAGAATTATGTTTAATTCTGGTCGTGCTCTACAGGCTCGGGAGTTAACTCAATCCCAAACTATTGCGCACAAAGAGCTGGAGAGATTTGCCAGAAACATATTTAAAGAAGGCTCATCAGTAAATCCTGGCGGACCAAGTATCAATACACGATATGAGTTTATTAAATTAGATACATCGATTAACCAACTACCAGCAAATTTAACTACTGTGGTTGGAGATGAGTTCACCGGACAAAACTCAACATTTAAATTTAAGATATTGGAAATAGTAGCTGCAACTGCTACGGATCCTGCTACTTTATATGTTACGTATACAGATACGCTAGCTGCGTCCTCATTTGAATCTTCTAATACGGTTTCTGCAGGTGAAGATATTGTTGGTACTGTTTCAGGCGTTACACTTACCGTACAGACTACCAATACCACTGCAAACCCGGCAACTGGATTTGGTACACGCTTTTCTGTAGACCGCGGTGACTTTTTTACACAGGGACATTTTGTTTTCTGTGAGCGTCAATCAAAGATTATAAGTAAATACGATCAACTTCCTACATGTACAGTAGGATTTAAAGTTACCCAAGATATTGTCACAGCTTCAGATTCAGAACTCTTGTATGACAACCAGGGTGCTACTCCTAATACATCTGCCCCGGGTGCTGACAGATATCGCATTCGTATGACACTAGCATTAGATACTGAAGTTGACTCGGATCAAAACTTTGTATATTATTGTAGAGTGCGAAACGGTGTAGTATTTGACGCAGTAACTGGAAATGATGCTTACGCAAAAATTGAAGATAGATTGGCTACACGAACTAAAGACATCAATGGTGATTTCTTTATAAATCCATTTATTATAAATTACGAACCTGACTCTGATGATGACATTTTACAAGCCGTAATATCTTCTGGCCTTGCTTATGTTAATGGTTATAGAGTAGAAAAAACATTTCCGACACGTCTCAGAGTTCCAAAGGCCAGAGATACTATTATCAAAAATAACGAAGTGGTTGCAGCCTCATATGGCAACTATATTACTGTTACAGACTTAGTTGGTCTTCCAAACGTTAATGTGTTTCAACAAAGAAATCTTAGGTCAGCTGTAGGCCATGGCGGATCTACTATTGGTACATGTAGAATTCGCTCTGTTGAAGAAGACGGACCATATTATCGTTATTATATTTTTGACATTTCAATGAATGCTGGCCAATCTTTTGCGGATGTAAAATCAATCGGCGGTAACGCTTTTGACTATGCCAACCTAGTATTAGAAGGCGGTAGCGCAGTTCTAAATGACGTAGGTGGTAATAATCTATTCTTTGCATTACCTAACCCAAGACCTAAAACATTATCTGATATATCGCTAGAGGTATATCGTTCATTTAACGCTTCGCTTGACCCGAGTGGTGCCGCTACTCTTACTCTTACTGCTACCGGAGAAACCTTTGGTAGTGTAAACGACTGGGTAGTTTCTGTTGATTCCGATGGGGCAATTATTTCTCCTACAATTAGTGGGGCTGGAACTCAGGCTGCTACAATTAGTGGTGGTCCAACAAACTCAAATATTGAAATTATTGCTAAGGTCAATAAATCATCAGGCAGTGTTCGTACTAAAACGCTTGCTGAAACTACAATTATAAAACAAGTAGAATCTGACGGTACTGGTACTGCATTCATTAAACTAGATAAACCAGATTTGTTTAAACTAGATCGATTGCGCGATTCTGATTCTGATGGCGCTGATAGGATAAGCGACTTTATTATCGATAACGGACAAAGAGATAACTGGTATGGTCCAGCAAGACTAATTCTTAAAGGTGATAAAGCCGCTCCAAGTGGAAACGTTTTTGCTCGGTTTAGATATTTTACGCATGGCGCATCAGGCGATTTCTTTGCTGTTAACTCTTATACCGGCCAGGTGAATTTTTCAGATATTCCATCTCATACATTAAACGACGGTTCGGTTATTCCTTTAACTGACGTGCTTGATTTTAGACCACGTAAAACTGATAGAGACTCAGACTTTACTGGTGGTACTGCTCGTATTAACGAAATACCTACAAACACAGATCTTATTACACTTGATGCTGAATATTATCTTCCACGATTTGATAAAATAGTAATTGATCAAGATGGCAATATTAAGGTAATACAAGGTAACTCAGCACTTGAGCCACAGTTTCCTGAAATTCCAGACGGCGACTTGCTACTAACAGATATTAAGCTAGAGAGCTTTACTAAAAGCGATTCTGACTTGGGTCTTGCTCCTCATGAAACAAAACTATATAACATGGACGACATTGGTAGCATTTCATCTAAATTAGATGCGCTTTATGACTTGACAGCACTATCACTTATTGAAACTGGCTTATCTAATTTTGCAGTGTTTGACTCAACTGGAAATGATAGAACTAAATCCGGATTCTTAGTTGATGGATTTAAAGATCAACTTGGTTCTAGCTTTAATAATATTGAATATAGAGCATCCATCGATCCACAAAACGAAATACTTAGACCGACGTTTAGCGAAGAAGCCATTCGCTTAATTTACGACTCTGATCTTTCTACTAATACTATTCTTAAAGGTGATAACGTCTATAAGAAATTTAATCATGTAGAATACATTGATCAGCCACAAGTATCTGGTGTTATGAACATTAACCCATTTGCAGTTATAACAAACCTAGGAGCGCTTGAGCTTTCTCCTTCATCAGACGAATGGAGAGAAACAAGACAAGCTGCTGATGTTGTAACAGGCGGTGGTACAGTAAATGCATTTAGCGGAAATCAATCTCAGCTGTTTAATAACTCACAGTGGAATTGGGCTGGATCAAATGTCGGCTCATCTAGGTCGACTGTTATTGGCTCTTCATCATCTTCCAATGTAAGTTTTTCAAGGCAGAATTCTGGTATCGTCGCAAACGTTGGTAACTGGAGAGGTTCATGGGATAGAACTAATACTACAGTAACAAATACTACTACAACAACAAGTGCTACTGCTAGAGTAAGCTCATTCTCTACAATACGAAGTGTTGTAGGAAATAGAGTTATTGATGTTGCAATGATACCGTTTATGAGATCTCGAAGAGTTAGTTTTAAATGTCAAGGCATGAAACCTAACACTAGAGTATTTCCATTCTTTGATGGCGTTAATGTAGATAACTGGGTAAAATCAGATACATTTACTAGAATTGCTACAACTAATAATGAAGTTGGCAATAGGTATAATAGAAACACTGGACACCCTGATGGGGCTACTTCTCTATTTACAAATGCTGAAGGCGTTGTAGAAGGTGAATTTTTTATTCAAAGTGGAGTATTTAGAACTGGTACAAGAGAGCTTAAATTTCTTGATATTTCAGCCGATAATGAAAATGATGCAACATCTGTAGCGGTAGCCGCATTTGCTTCAACCGGAGTATTAGAAACACGGCAGCGCACCATTCAAACTACTCGTGTTAGAAATATTGTAACTGGTACTACAAGTAGCAGCTCTTCTTCAAGTTCAACTCGAGCCGGCCAAGCTAATATTAATATTTGGAATGTAGTAACTGGAGAACGCCGTGTTAACGGTGTTGTTACTACTCCTCCACGAACTGTACGACAAATAGATCCATTAGCTCAGTCATTCTTTGTTCCAGATCAAGATGGTGTTTTCTTAAGTAAGGTTGAAGTTTTCTTCCAAACTAAAGATGATACTATTCCAGTACAATTGCAAATACGACCAATGATTCAAGGAAGCCCCGCTTCTACTGATGTTATTCCTGGTTCAGTTGTGTTTAAATCGCCATCTTCTATATCTACAAGCGCTAATGCATCTGTTGCGACTACGTTTGAATTTGATGAGCCGGTATTCCTAATGCCATACGAAGAATATGCTATAGTTCTTATTGCAGAGACAGACAACTATAATGTCTATGTAGCAGAAACTGAGCAGTTTGTTTTAGGTTCTACCGAAAAACGAATTACTTCACAGCCTACTCTTGGTTCTTTGTTTAAATCACAAAATGCTACTACATGGTCTGCGGATCAAACAAGAGATATGATGTTTAAACTATTTAGGGCGGACTTTAGTACTGCAGCTTCAAGTGCTGTTTTACGAAATGCAAATATTCCTAATAGACTACTAGACACGGATCCTATCGTAACCGAAGCTGGTAACACACGTATGATCATGTCGCACGATGATCACGGGATGCAGGTAGGAGATACTGTTAAAATCTTAGGATTAGATTCTTCGCAAACATACGCTGGAATAAATGCCACATCTATTATCGGTAATAGAGTTATCGATAGCGCTGATAATAATACATTTACGTTTGATGCTGATTCTGCTGCTGGTACATCAGTATCACTTGGCGGATTGCTTATGTCTAGTTCTCAGAACTATTCGTTTGAAAGTGTATTTCCATATATTGAAACTAACATTCCGCAATCTACTGCAATTCAGGTAAGCGGTAGATTTACTTCAGGCAAATCGATTGCTGGAAATGAAACTCCGTATAGTAAAGATACTACATATGTAAATCTTGTACTGAAAGAAAATAACTTTCTTAGTGCTCCAGCCCTAGTAGCCAACTCTACTATAGAAACTGCTAATTTGCCTGCAGGAGAAAAATCAACCGATATTAAAGTTGATATGCAATCTTCTTCACAATTCGTTAGTCCTGTACTTGATATGCAAAGAGCATCGTTGTGGTTAACACATAACAAAATCGATAATCAAGATTCTGCCGGATCAAGCTTAACTAATATTAATACTCCTATTAATTTTGTTGCTGAGACAGATAAAACTGGTGGTACTTCACTATCTAAACACATCACACGACCAGTTACTCTTGCAGCTAGCGCGCTAGGATTAAAAATTATCCTTGCTGCTAACAGATCTTCTGTTGCAGATTTTGACGTATATTATAAAGTTATCAGTGACGATGCTACGTTCGATGAAGTAAATTGGGTAGAAATAAAAAGACAAGTTAATCTACCTACTGATGAGAATCCTAGCATTTTCAGGGACTATGAATATTTAGTCGGTGGACCTGGAGGATTAGCAGTTCCGTTTAACAGATTTATAATTAAAATTGTTATGAGATCTTCCAATAACGCTAAAGTTCCACAGTTTAAAGATTTACGGGTTATAGCGCTGGCGGTATAATGAGAAAAGAATATAAAAAGGTAGAAGGGTCCGAAAGTCTTTATAGAGATCCTTCTACAAACGCAATAATAAATACTGATTTAGATGGCATTGCACGAGCTAGATTATTAAAAGCCGAACGAAAGAAAAAAGCTTTAGAATTTGAACAGGTTAAAGAAGACGTAGAAGAAATGAAGCAAGGTATGTCAGACATAAAATCTTTGCTACAACAATTGGTGGACAAAAATGGCTAGAACCTTTGTAGATTTAAATGACCTTGTCAACACGTGGCGGGAAAAAACAAACGAGCTAAGTTACAAAATTGGTGACTTGACTAATCTTGCCACAGGCGGTGATTCAGATCTCGTCCAAGCCATTAACGAATTACATACTGAAGTGACTAGCAACACAGTTTCACTTGCTGGCTTAAACTTATTAGATTCTGCCGGAGTTCTAGCACTGGTTGGTGGAACGTTTCCAGTAAATACTTCAGATCTTGCTGACTCATCTGTTACTTTAGATAAAATGGCAAACGACGCAATTGGACAAGATCAGCTTTTGACCGTACAAGGTTTAGCAATCTATGATTCTGCAGGAACGCTCTTAAAGCAGTTGTATGGCGCAGGAGCTTAAAAATGGCTGTAATCAGGCCCCTAAAATTAAGTGCGTCAGGGGACTTAATCGAAATGAGTTCTGGAGAAGTCCAGCTTCTTATTAATGAAGCTATACGACTTTATGGAACTGCTCCTGGTATTGAACTATCGTATGATCAAGGCTCAGATGACGGCACAGGTTTTCAATATAAGCTTGACGCTATAGTAGAAAATCGATTGCAGGCCAGTCCTCTTGCAACAGGAAGTAGCCCGTGGCCAACCCCTGCAGCTTCAACATATCTTGCAACGTCGTATGATGCTATGCTATTGAATATGACATGGAGAACAGCTTTTCCGTATAAAAACAGAGCTGGTAGCTCGTACGCCAATCAATCATATCCGATATATTATCACTCTGATGGTATAGTGCAAGCTGCAAGCTGGGTTGATATAAAGGATACAATCATAGCGCCGGCACTTACAAGTCTTGCGTCATCTGCTATTACTCCGGCTGCAGCTGCAGGAACATATTTTGTTTCTACCAATACGTCGGAAATAGATGCTACTTTAGTATCACCTAATCCAATTGCTAAAGACACGCAAGCAGACATAGATGGATTTTCTACCGGATCTTTACCTGAAGTACAAGATCAGCCAGATAATTCTCAAACCGTTGATTATTATCTTCACCGAGTTAATGCTCCTGCAGAGGTGCCTTTTACTGTTCCAGCAGTTACTTTAGATCCTGAACATAGTATTAATACTATGAGCCGTAGTGTGTATCAGGATATGATTCTACATTTAATGCAATATTGGGCTGTGTGGGGAGCCGACTATAATCTAGCTTTACGATATCAAACTGGAACCTTAGCATACTTTACGAGTATTGGTTATAATACTAGAGGATCTGGTATGACTGATACATATACTACATCATACGTACAAAGATATGAACAGCCTAATTCAAGTACATACTATTCTCAGAACGTACCGACTGGAACTCCTTCGGTTCAGACTGCTAAATATTTAGGAGTCGGCTTATCATAATGAAAGGTTTATTATGGCACTTTTTTCTAATAAGATCGAAACTGCAAAGTTTGTAGATCATCAGGAAAAAACAATTGAAGTATTGTATAAACAAACTCCTGAATCAGTAACACTTTCCACTTACATTTTAGAATTAAATTATAATAGTCAAGATTTTTTAGATCTCTTGGAAGAGGTTAGTATTGAGCAACTTCAAGATAACACTAGAGAGTTTTATGGCAATATTCATAAAAATAGATCACAGAGTGTTCACGCCGCGGCGGAAGTAATGTTTATGGACTGGATCGCTAATGCTCAAATAGATCTAGATAAGCAAGATGAAGAGCGATATAAATTATTTGAAAAATATAAAGAAGAGCAACTTAGCGTATTACAATCTGAAGTAGATGCGCAAGTAGAACGTAGAGTTTCTGAAGGATTCAAAGGCGTTCAGGCAGAATTAGATGTACAAATTGAAGAACGCTATAAAGAGGCTGATGAGTATAAAAAGCAACAATTAGAAATTCTACAAAATGAATTAGATGTACAAATTGAAGAACGCTATAAAGAGGCTGACACTTATAGAGAAGAACAATTGTCTATTCTACAAAAAGAAATAGATGAGCAGACACAAGGTCGATTTAAAGAAACTGATGAGTATAAAGAACAACAATTAGAAATTCTACAAAAAGAAATAGATGTACAAATAGAAAATAGATTTAAAGAAGCTGATGAGTATAAAGAACAACAATTAGAAATTCTACAAAAAGAAATAGATGAGCAGACACAAGGTCGATTTAAAGAAGTAGAAGCTTATAAAGAAGAACAATTATCTATTCTACAAAATGAGTTAGATGCACAAATAAAAAATAGATATAAAGAAGCTGATGCTTACAAAGAAGAACAATTAGAAATTCTGCAAAAAGAAATTAACGAACAAGCAGAATCAAAACATCAAGAAATTGAAGGTATGAAAAATGAGTTTCTTAAAAAATTCAGTATTACTTCTCCTTCGCCTGTGGTGTATTCGCCAGAAAAGGTTGCAAAATATATTATAGATAATTTTGAAGATGAAGACACAATTTTCAAAACTAAGTTAGAAATTTTTAATTTGCCTGAAGTTAAAAATAGCAAAAATCGTGAAATGAAAATGAAGGTACGTAAAGCAAAAACTGTACCAGAAATATTTGCAGCATATTATGACATACAACATAGTAACAGTTAAATTTGGAAACAAATATACATCTGATTTTGTTAACAAACTATATAGGGACATTAGCTATTTTTCTCGAGGATATTATATTTCTAGCAGGTTTAAATTTTACTGCTACACTGATAATCCGGAAGGATTAATACCTGGCATTGAGGTAATTGATGCCAGACGTGATCCTACATTAAAAGGTGTCTGGAACAAACTTAGATTGTTTGATCCAGATATGCCTTTTAAATCGGGGCATAATATTTACATAGACCTAGACACCTATGTGTCTGATTGTATATTTACTAGATTAACAGATCATGATTGGAACACACTACACGTGTGTGGCGCGCCCTGGAAAAATGATAAACAAAGATATGGAAGATTATCTAACTATGACGTAACTATACATAGTTCTGTTATGTCATGGAAAGCTAATACTAATCATGAAATATGGGAGTATTTTAATAGTGGATTGCGTGATTATTATATGAGAAAATATTCAGGAGGTATGGATAGATTTCTTGCTCATGAAGATATTATTTTAAAAACATTTAAAAGTAATTTCGTACGGTCTATGAAATACAATACAGAAATAAAAGACGCGGCTATTGTGTCATTTGAGGAAATAGATGTACAACTCGGAGATCTTATACCGAACTATAAAGCTAGGTGAAGAAATTTATAATGAATCTATGTATGGCATCGATGACCTATATAGAATTAAAGATCTATCACATTCTGTAGATAACAATCATTGGATCGGTAAACAATTACTTGCTGAGAAGTTTTGCGAATTATACAATCATGACGCCGGTAAATTATTAGTACTCGGCGGATGGTACGGTATGATGGCTTATCAATTACGCAAGCAATGGCCTGAAAAACAAATGAATATAGAATCTACTGATATGGATCCTATGTGTGAAGAGTACGGCTATAAACTATTTCATGATTATGATATTGCATTCTCCACCCTCAACATAAATGACTCTTTTATTATACCACAATATACAGGGATTGTAAACACCTCTTGTGAGCATATGGAACAAAAAGATTTAATTAATATAGTTAAATCAAAGGACCCAGATTGTTGGGTCGCTTTTCAATCAAATAACTATGTAGATTTAGATTCACATATTAATTGTTATCCTACAGCTGAAGTATTTGCAGAGAGTCTAGATCTTAATTGGGTGGCTGATATTGATACAATAGACTTAGGTGATTTTAAGAGGTTTACCGTCATTGGAAAATAAAGTAGTATTTAGTATTTTTATTGATATTCCTGAAGATCGTTTAGATAATCCAGGATGGTGGGAAAACGGTAAACAGATTGTAACGGATAAAAGTAAGCAAACAAAATTAGCTTTACTTAATAATGCCGAACTTGTAACCGAACGCCAAAAACAATATGCAAACTACATTGGAGCTGACTATATACTATTTCAATATGATAGTACATATAAAAAGTTCTTTAATGATATAAAAAATAGGTTTACAGAGATCAGCGAATATGATATAGTAAACTTCTATAAACATCGTGTTATGCGAGACTTAGCGGACCAGTACGAGTACGTCTGCTACTTAGATTTCGACGTTGTACCAAATACCACTGACTGTATATTTCAATCTCATAATGTAGATAAAATGATGGCTGTCGCTGAATCAAATCGACTTGCTATTCGTGGCAAAGTAATGAAGTCAGAAAATTACAATCTTTGCATACGAAATCCTGCTACAAAATATTGGAACACTCACGCTCTTCTTATGGAAGAAGGTCATGACCCTGAGAATGATGTTTTTAATACTGGAATTATGGCAGCATCGTCAGAGGTAATTAAACAAATAGACTATTTTAAAGACTTTGAATATATTATAAAACTCATGAGCGATGTAAAGCATGATGAATTTTCTATGTATCCTAAAAATATTCAGAGAGTATTTAATTACGACAACGAAACCGTGTTTTCATACTGGGTCAAATCTAGAGAGATACAAATACAATACCTGGCAAAAGAATGGCATTGGTTAGTTGATGAATTAGTATCTGACCCCAGTCATATAGATCCAAAGGCAAAATTATATCATTTTATAAACAAGAAAATGGAGTGGATTAAAGATATAAATAGAAACAAAGTAACTTAAGAGTGTTTGTACAATGGCGCAATACGAAGAACTATCAATAGATAAGGGTACTGATATTACTCTCCAACTTGAGTTGGAAGATACAAGCGGCAATCCAAAAAATCTAACGAATCACACTGTTGCAGGTAAAGTCAAAAAAACATACAATACACCTGACAATGAGGCGACATCTTTTACTGCCGAATTAGTAGCTCCTGCTACTAGCGGTGTGGTAAATCTTTCATTGACAAATACTCAGACAGGCGCATTTAAAGCCGGGCGATACGTATATGATGTAGAAATTTCTTTCGTAGATAGCGATGCACAAACAGTGATAGAAAGAATTCTTGAAGGCACAATCACAGTCACACCATCCGTGACATAGCTTTAAGGAATTCCGCATGAAGGTTGTTGTTGGTCAAAACACGATCGTTAAAAAAATTACAGTTGGAACTCCATTACGTGTGGGGTCTGCCGCAAATGGGTCACTTACAGGTCTAGACGATGTAAATGGTTCCGTAAATCTTGCGCACGACACGATACTTCAATACGATTCTGCCTCAGGTAAATTTAAACACGTATCGCCTGCTGCTCTTGCATCTGACGGTTTAACAGTTGCAGCGTCTGGCATGGGTTCATTGTCAGAAAGCGGTGGTACGCTTACATATGTTGGTCCAAGTGCTGATAGCATTACAACTCTCTTTAACGCAACATATGACAGTAATTCTTTTGGAACATTAACACAAACTGGCGGAACTACGCATCTCGTAGGTCCAACTGCAGCACAAATACGTGGACTGTTTAGTGGTGCTAATAGTTTAAACTATAATCAGGCTACTGGCGAATTTAGTGTAACTGTACCTAGTACTTCTGCTGGATTTGATTCTGATTTAGCATTAAAGACTACTGATGACTTAGCTGAAGGCTCTAACCTTTACTATACCGACTCCCGCGGTCGGGCAGCTATTACAGTTAGTGACGCTGGTGGATTTGGTTCCCTTACGTACAATTCAGCTTCAGGACAAATAGTATATACTGGTCCATCTGAAACTGAAACGCGGAGCGTTCTAAGTGTTGGCGATAATCTCGCATACGATTCGGCAACAGGTAAGATTACATTTACAGGAAACTTGGGTGGCGATTTTGGAGCTGGAGATGCTCAAGCAGCCTTAACTGTTTCAAGTACTGGCGATTATGGATCGCTATCATATAATTCATCTACCGGGCTATTTACTCATGTTGGAGTAAATGATTCCGATATCCGCGGTGCTATATCAGCAGCTGGCGATCTAAATTATAATCAATCGACCGGCATAATAAGTTTTACAGAGAAAACAGATGCTCAAATACGAGCGTTGTTTAATGTATCAGGTGATCTTGGTTACGATACTGCGACTGGCGTATTTAGTGTGGATCTTGGTAGCGTCGATGTTACTGACTCAGCTGTAACACGAGCACTATTCTCTGTTACAAATGATGCTGGTGATTACGGGTCGCTTGCATACGATGCGGGCACAGGTCAATTTGCATTTACAAAAGTTACTGACTCTGATATAAGAGGAACATTATCTGCTGCTGGTGACCTTAGTTATAATCAAACTACTGGTCAGTTTAGCTATAATAAAAGAACAGACGCAGATATCAGATCCTTATTTAGTGGGTCTAACGATGTAACATATGATCCTAATACTGGTGTCATTGATGTAAACGTAGGACCACACTATGGAGATAGCGATGCTCGTAATGTTTTCTCTGTTAATTTTGTCGGTGATACTGCTTTCGATTCTAGCCCATATGGTGGGGCTTCTTATAATGCTAGTACCGGTTTACTTACTATTAGTGGTACTACTGATTCGAACATTCGGAACTCCTTAACTGTACAAGACTCTGGCGGTTTAGGATCTCTTACATATAATACTAAACAAGGTAGAATAGTATATACTGGTCCTGGTGTCAGTGATGTCTCAAGCCTTCTTTCAGCTACTACTGATTCTCTTTCAATGGGTAAACTTACCCTTGATTCGAGTAAAGGCCAATTCACGCTTAAATTAGAAGATGATAGTGTCCGCGCTCTCTTTAGCGTAGTGTCTGATCAAGAAGGTGGAACAAATCTTACATACAACCAGGAAACTGGTGTATTTACCCATAGTGGACCAAGTACTTTAGATTTAAGATCACAGCTTAGTATCGTTGATGCTGGTGGAGATGGTTCGTTTACATATTTCGAATCAGGTGGCGTATTTACATATACTGGACCAAGCCCTGCCGAAGTAAGAGCTCACTTTGAAGGTGGTCTTGGAATTGATTATAATGAAGCTACCGGCACATTTAGATTAGATAGTTCTGCTAACATTGTTACAGGTAGTATTGTTACAGGCCAATTGACAGTTACCGATTCTGCTGTTATTAATAGAGCTACAATTTCAAATAGATTACTTGTTGATAGTATTTCTACAATTGATCCTACTTCACTTCTTAGTATAGAAGGTGGAGAAATTGCTCTAAAAGCTGACAGAATTTTACTTGATGCTCCGTTTTTGCATTCCACCGACAATAGAATTATCTTTTCAGTAGATGATAGTAATCCCGCAAGTGTAGACCGCGGCGGTTTTGTTATTGGTGCCGGTTCAGCTACAAAATTTATGCTATATCTTGATAGCTATGAGCACTTTCTAGTAAATACTGGATTAGAGGTTCAAGGATCTTTAACTGGACCAACGATTGATTCTATTAATAAACGTATAGATGAGCTACCTGATTCTGCTCAGACGAAAGGCATTTTGTCTGCTGGCCCTGGTTTATCGTATGACAATACTAACGGAATATATCGCATTATATCTTCTGGTGTAACAGCTGGAACTTATGGTGATGCGACAAATGTTTCTCAGCTTACAATAGACTCATTAGGAATTATTACTGGTGCTGTTGACGTTCCTATATCAACAGTCAATAATTTCACATATGATTCTGCTACCGGCAATCTTAAGATTACAACTGCGACAGATAGTTTTAATGTCGGAATTACATTAGATCCTTTTACAACTAATAATCTTGTAGAAGGTCCTAACAATCTATATTATACACGTGCACGATTTGATAGTGCATTAGATGATAGCACGTCTGAAACAAGAATACGTCAATATTTTAGAACAGATCTTGCATCTGATTCATCTCGTCAACAAGTAAGAAAATATATTAATGTTGGCGCAAGCTTAACATACGATTCTGCAACTGGTAAGTTAACAACTAATCAGGCGCTTGACTCAAATAGTAATGTACGTTTTAATAATATTGTTCAGACCGGGCAGTTACAAGGTCCAGCAGAGTTCATAATCGATCCAGCAGCTGTTGGTGATAATACTGGTACAGTTAAGATTCTTGGTAACCTTCAAGTCGAAGGTATACAAACGATTATTAATTCTACTACGGTTTCTGTCAATGACAAAAACATTGTACTAGGTGACTCAGCCGCCGATTCATCTGCGCTACATGGAGCAGGAATTACGCTAGGCGGAACAAACATTGTAGACAAACCATCGTTTACATATTCTCATGCCGGCCAAAGGTTTGTATTTAATCGTAACATTCAGGCTGACAGCTTTTATGGTGATGTAACAGGCAATGTGACAGGTGATGTAGTTGGTAATCTTACTGGCAACGTAACTGGTCAAGTATCCGATATATCAAATCATAATACTGATAGTCTTGCTGAAGGTTCTACAAATCTTTACTTTACAACTCAACGAGCAAGGAACTCAGTTTCAGTTGTCGATGCTGGCGGGGACGGAAGTTTAGTATACGATTCTGCGGCTGGTCAATTTACATACACCGGCCCTAGTCCTGCAGAAACAAGACAACATTTAAATGTGCTTGATGCTGGCGGAGACGGAAGTTTAACGTATGATAGCGCTCTAGGTAAATTTACATATACAGGTCCTTCACCTACAGAAGCACGTGCTCACTTTCAAGTTAATGACACCGGAGGAGATGGATCACTTGCATATGACTCGGCAACTGGCACATTTACATATACTGGTCCATCTGAAGCTGAATTTTATCAACATATAAAAAATAATGCTGATAGCTTTGGAGATCTTACTTTTGATTCTAACTATGGTACAAATGGCGGATTTGCTCTACATACAAGACATATATTAAGACATAGAGAAGTTTATGCAGATTCAATGGTTAATAACCAAGAATATTTCTTAATGTATAGTGGTACAACTGGAGGAAATCTTGTGAAAGTTAGAGGCGATACTATGGCTTCAAAATTCGGTGGTGGCGGTGGTGGTGCCGGCGGAGGACTTTTAGGTTATATTAATATGTAATGTAATATTTGTATAAATAAGGTAAAAGAAGTAGGAATTATGGCAGCAACATTTTCAACCAGCTATGTCAAAAACGTAGGAAGCACAGAGGCTACTCTGTATACCGCTCCACCAGGGCTTACTGGTAGACACCTTGTTGTAAGCTTAGTTGCTACAAATATATTTGGATCTGCAATACCTATAAGCGCAAAGTTGGTACAAGGATCTGACTCAGTTTATATTGCATATAATAAAAGAGTTTTAGCAAATGATACGATTGATTTGCTTATAAATAACTCAAAGATAATGATTCAAAATGGCGATGTAATAAAAGTTTCTGCGCCTGTTGATGATGCGTTCAGTATTATTATGACAGTAGTAGAGGAAGTTGAAACATGAGTTACGGTCACGATAATGAAGGCGGCATATATACCGGTACTTCTTATTCTGATAAAACCTTTTATGGTTTTAGATTGGATAGCATCGGAGATTTAACTTGTACGATTATTCGTTCAGATGACAGCGACGTTGTTGAGCTGCCATCAAAAGTTTCAGCCTCATACTTTGATTCTAACGTGGATTCTTTAGGAGTAACATTTGCTGATCCTGACGAGTATAGAGCACACTTTTGGTCAATGGACGCAATAACATTTAGATTTAATCAAAATAACGGCCACCTTGAAATGGTTGTATACTAATGATTCGGAGTAAATAATCGATGGCAACAGTAATAGATCTCGGTAAATTAAGATTTGAGTATCGTGGCGAGTGGACGAATGCTACTACGTACGAGGCTAATGACGTTGTCAAGTATGGCGGCAATCTTTACGTTTACAAATATGGTTTAAAAACTTCAGGCAACATTCCACAAACGGCTTCCTTGTATTGGGACCTGATGGTAGAAGGCTTTAAGTTTGAAGGTGCGTATGACTCTGACACAACATATAATGTTGGCGACGGATTCTCATATGGTGGTATTGTTTATATCACAACAGCCAATAGTATAAGCGGAACACGTCCACCAAATGCTGGATATTCTACGTTTACAGATGGTCTTCAATACGAAGGCGAATGGAGTAATTCAACTCAATACCAAAAGTCAGATATTGTTAAGTATGGCCCAAAGTCATATATTGCTTCTGCTGATCCTGCAATTGGCGCGAATCCGTTAACAGCATCATGGCAAATATTTTCTGATGGTATATCTTTCGATAGCGCATATGATAGTACTGTTACATATAAGCCAGGTCAGGTTGCAAAATGGGGCAATAATTCTTATATCGCAAATCAAGATGTAGGTGCCGGAGATTCTCCAAATGTAGCTGGGAACTGGACTCAAATTATTGAAGGACAAAGTTGGAAAGATTCATATAATAGTTTAACAAAATATTATGAACATGATATTGTAACCTTTGCGACACGTACATACAAATCTAAGCGTGATAACTTATTAAATGTTAGACCAGATACTAATACTGCTCTGTGGCAACTTATAGGTACTGGACTTAAGGCTGAAGGTATTTGGTCAGGCAGTACAGTATATTATGTGGATCAATTAACAACATATGGTAATACGACATATAGAGCTAAAGCTGAAACAATTAACCAAGTTCCAGATGTGACACCAGCTGTATGGGAAGAAATTGCTTCAGGTGTTGATACAAGAGGAAGCTGGGGTGGAGGAACACTATATTATAAAGGTGATATTATCGTTAACGGTAATAAATCTTATATAAAAAATGCTTCATCGCACACTTCTAATACAACCTTTGATTCAGATAATTCTAATTGGACAACTTTAACCGACGGCGTTAGATACAGAGCTGGCGGATACGATAGTTCTGCTAGTTATTTAATTAATGACATCGTACAATATAGTACAAGCTCTTATATAGCTTTAGAGAATTTTAACGCTTCTGGAAACTTTGGTAGTGAACTGACCGCAGGCAAATGGGAATTACTCGCTGCTGGTGGCGGTTCGGTTCTTCCTTCTCTTGCGGTAAGCGATAAAGGTAAATTTTTAGGATCTACAGATGGCGTTGCTTATAGCTGGCAATATCCTGGCAAAGCTGATAAAGTTTACTATGTTGCTGAAAACGGTAACGCAGATTCTGATTTGGGTCAAACGGTCGATACAGCTTGGGGATCTTTAAAATTCGCATTAGAAAATGTGACTGGTCCAGCTACTATCTTTATTAAAGACGGTAAATATCGCGAAAACCTACCTATGACGATTCCTGCTAACATTACGCTTAAGGGTGATGGTCAAAGGAACACTGAAATTCATCCAGCTGCTGGCGACTCGCAAGAAACTATGTTCTTTGTAAATAGTGGAGTTCTTGTTGAAGAACTTAAATTTACAGGACTTACTGGGTTTGCGCTAGATGGATCTAATCCTCATGATATTGAAGACGCTACAATTGGTGGAGTTTACTTTAGACTTGACCCAACTGCAGTTATTCTAAAATCTCCATATATTAAAGAATCAACAGCATTCTCAACCGGTGGCGTTGGAGCTGTTATTGACGGAGGGCTTAACAGTAATCCAGCAAACCAAGGTTCTATGGTTTTCCACACATTTACGCAAGTTCATAACGGTGGTGCTGGTTTCCATGTTCGCAAAAACGGTAAATCAGAAATCGTTTCTTGCTTTACATATTATTGTGATTTTGGCCTTGTAACATCTAGCGGTGGTAAGATTAGAGCTCTTAACTGTAATAACTCTTATGGTACTTACGGCGCGGTTGCTGAAGGATTTGATTCCAACGAAGTTGCAATTACAGGTAAAATTAGAGGTACTTCACTTCATTACGACGGTAATACAATAACTGGTGGTACTGAATTCTCTGTAGGATCGAAGATTGTTGGTGAAGCAAGCAATGAAAAAATAGATAGAGCGACTCGTGCTGCTAACGTTTCCTTCCATTCTCCCAATCACGGTTTAACAACTGGCCAAAAAATATCTATTACAGGTATGACACCTTCAACGTGGGCGTCATTGTTCACGGCTGATAGTTATTGGGTTTCAGCTACAGACTCTTCTAACTTTGTACCGTACATTGACTCGGCAAGATCTACAGGTATTGATACGCAAAATGCTGGCGGTAGAAACACTGTTAGTACAACAATTACAGATATTGCTCGTCAAAACCCAGTAAGATTAACTGTTACGACTGCGGCAAACGCTGATTCATATGCTCCTCACTATATACAAAGTGTTGGTGGTATGACTCAAATGAATAACCGCTGGGTCACGTTTGATAGTGGAGCTGCTACATCTGCATCTACTCTTTTTGCAAGAGAAGGTGAAAACGTTAAGATTCAAGTTAAAAACGCTGGTAGCCAAACAGAATTGGCTGGTACGACTGGAGGGTCGACCCTGACATTTGGTTCTGCTAACCCAGCAATTACTCTTTATAGAGGTTCAAGATATAGATTTATTGGTGACTCGGCAAGCGCCGTAACAAAATCAGTTGCCGGTGGACGTTTCTATCTTTCTACTTCTACTAGCTGGGATTCAAGTAACTTTACAGATGAATACACAACTGGAATCCTAAATAGTAGAAACAATCTTGATGGTGATTCAACTCTTGATAGTACAGTAGACGGACTACTCTTTGAAGTTGGACCTACAACTCCAGCAACGTTGTATTATAACTTTGACAGTGCTACTTCTGCTTCTCAAATGAGAGGGCAAATTAACATTGTTAATCCTCCGTTCATTGATGCTCAATCATATAGCGTTTATACTTCTGGTGGTCAAGCTAGACTGATGGATTCAGGCGACTACTTCGACTCTGCTCATTGGAACGCTGAAGCTCCTACGGCTGACGTTATTAATACGCAACCTACTGAAGATAAAATCTATGTAGAAAATATTACTTTCCCAGGATTTGCCGGCGGTGAACTTATTAGTCAAGGCGCAGTAAATGCAAGCCTTGTTAACTCAAACTTTTATCGAGGCCAATATGGCTATATTGTGTCAATTGATACTTTAACTGGACAGCCAAAACCTGGTCAATCTATATCGTTTACGGGTGATGCTGATAGTGCGGGATACGCAAGAGCATATGTTGTTTCTAGCGTAACTGGATATGATTCAAGCACAGGGCAAGCGACATTAACATTATCGCAGCAAAAGCTTGAAACAAATGCTTCAGTTGATGATACTAACGTAACAGTTAGAACTAATTATTCTCAGGTAAGACTTACAGGTCACGACTTCTTGAGTGTTGGTACTGGTGGAGTGACCACAACCAATTATCCTGGAACTCCAACGCAAGCTGCTTCTCAAGGAAACGAAGTTATTGAGACTGCCCCTGGTCGAGTTTACTTTATCTCGACTGACCAAGATGGTAACTTTAGAGTTGGTAACTACTTTAGAATTGACCAGGCTACTGGACGAGC